GTCGCGGTAACTCAGAAATGTCATACAACATTGTTCGTGTAGCTACTGAGCAGAAGTTGGATATGGAAAAGGCATTGTTTGAAAACATTGCTCGCGTAGCTGGTAACGCTACTACAGCCCGTAAACTAGCTGGTCTTGGTGCTTGGGTTAAGAGCAACGTAACCAACATTGGCGCTAACGGTGCTAACCCTACTGGTGACGGTACTGACACTCGTACTAACGGTACACAGACTGTGTTTAACCAAACCAAATTTGATGCTTGTATGCAAAGCGTTTGGGAAAAAGGCGGCAAGCCTGATACAGTTTATCTATCAGCTTTCCAAATGGGTAAGGCTCTTGGATTTGACGGTAACAACAACCAACGCCAGAATGGTGCGGTTGGTCAAGTAAACAACAACATTGCTGTATATTTGACACCTTGGGGAAGCGTTTCCTTCCAGCCTTGTCGTGAAAACCGTTCGCGTGATGTTTGGATTATCGAAAAGGACAAGCTAGCTTTGGCTACTCTACGTCCAATGAAGAATGAAGCCCTAGCCAAAACTGGCGACAACGAGCATCGTCAAGTAGTTGGCGAATGTACTTTGGTTGTTCGTTCAGAAGTTGCTTTAGGCTTGATTGCTGACTGTACCACTAGCTAAACAGCATTGTGATACAATAAGGGGGTGCTACGGCATCCCTTTTTTTATGGAGAAAATAAAATGGCTAAAATATCAGAACAATGGCATAAAGACGGTGATAAGCTAATCCACGTTAAGCAGCAGGACTATAGTTCATCATTAAACCAAGCAGAAGCTATGCGGCAAAACGGTAACGCTCATTTTGGCGAATCTGTTTGTGTTGGCGTTATAGACCAAGCATTAATGGGTGAGTGGCTAAAAGAAGCTGGTGTTAGTTGGGATGATCCAGCCGCACAAGACGTAGTTAAGCGTAAAATGCTATCAGGTGAGTTTGATAAGCTACGGGTTTGGGAGGGTAATTACTAATGGATTATTTTACAGAAGATGAATTAAAATGCAGCCATACAGGTGAGTGTAAGATGGATGATTCTTTTATGTATAAGATCAATACCATTCGTAAGGTGTGTGACTTCCCGTTTACGGTGACTTCTGCTTACAGACACCCTACTCACCCCATTGAAGCTAAAAAGGCTAAGGCAGGCTCACACGCGTCTGGAAGGGCTATCGACATTGCTGTACGCGGTGACAAGGCTCACAAACTGATTGAAGTGGCACTAGCTTATGGCATTACAGGTATAGGCGTTGCTCAGAAGGGTGGTTCAAGATTTATTCACCTAGATGATTTAGACAAAGCCAGTGGTTATTCTAGGCCCACCGTTTGGAGTTACTAAATGAGTTTTCTAAGTTTCTTAAATCCAATCGCCAGTTTAGGTAGCACATACCTAGAAGGTAAGAACCAAGTGGCTAAGGCCAAATCTGAGGCTGCTGTGGTGTCGATTAAGGCAGAGGCAGACGTTAAGGTGGCTGGCGCAAAAGCTGCTCACAAACTAGCTAATGACGGTCAGACGCAAGACTTCAATTTAGACCTAGTTGCAATGCAACAGATGGATAAGTCATTTTTAGATGAAATAATGATTGCTTTGCTTCTGGTTCCTATTGCAGCTTCATTTCTGGGCTATCAAGAAGAAGTTTCAGCAGCATTTGAATCATTTTCTGCTATGCCTGATTGGTATCAATACCTAGTATTGGGTGTGTATATCGTGAAGTTCGGTATGCGTGGATTGCTCACCAAACTAATGTCTGGCAAGCTAGGTGGAATTAAGTTGAAATAGATTCTATTTTGGCTTTTATAGCGGCAGATTTAGTTTCGTAATACTTGCTAAATTTGCTGCCACCTTTGACCGCATCATCATAAGCTGCCATTTCAATCTTTAGCTGGTTAATTTGTTGCGCTTGCGCTAGTTTTTGTTTCAAAGTCATTGTTTAATGCCTGATCAATTAGTTGTTGTTTCTTTTTGGTTATCCTAGTGTGCAGGTCATTACTGTCAGCAGCAGCTACACAAGATGATTGTGACCTACCTAGAAGTTTGGCGCAGTCTTTATACGATAATCCAATGGCTCGCAATTCTACCAGATTAGTTAACTCAGTTGTTTTCCAGTAAACAGTCTCGCGTCTAACCGTCTTAGTCTTTGGCTGCATCTTTCCACTTGAAAAATTAAATGCTAGTTTTGGTTTAAATACAATGCTCATTCGTTATCCCTACCTATGTAATGATTCCGTTCAGCGTACAATACGCCATGATGTGTGTAGCCGATTAAACGGCCTATTTTTCTTGCGCTGTAGCCCATGTTTCTAAAGTTAATAATCGTGTTTAATGGTATTTTTACCTTGTGTTGCAACTTGGACTTTAAACCCATCTTATTAGCTTTGATACGCACAGCGTTTGGTGACTTATTGAGAAGTGACGATAAAGCCGCTACTGGCAGCTTACCGTACTGTTCTTTAAGTAGTTTGGTTTGGGTGTAGCTCCAAATCATTTATCCTTACCTGTACAGTCAATCTCTTCAATTATGGTGCTAGGACTTAACCCCAAATCCACACGATCTTTAGGCTTCTTTGATTGACCTAGCGGCATATCTTCTTTGCCAAATATGCGGTCATAGTTGTCAGCAAATTGCTGGCTCATTGGCTTGCTTACTGGTTTGTCTTTTACACTCATTTTATACCTCTAGCGATAGAATAGATGTTGGTCTATATGGTTAACTAGCTTCATATCAGCAGTCCAGTAGGGCGGCTCAATCCAATCAGCAAAGTAGTGTGTAGCACCTTGCGAAATATCTGTAACCTTCCCATAATATATGTTTTGGGCAAGTATAGTAGCCTCTAGCATAGCTTTGTTATTTTTTGGTACGTCAGACATTCCGTCACAGAACCAAGAATATTGACATTTATGCCTAATGGGGTTTTTATCATCCCAAGCATGGTAATTAGCTTGCTTAACGACACCACAAACCGTATTAGGGTATCTAGTATCAGCCACACGATTCATTGTGGAAAAGCCAACCATTAGCTGACCTGCGATTGATTCGCTCCTAGCCTCAAAGTAGAGGTTAAGAGCCAAACACATTACGGCTGCACTAATCATTTTGGCGCACCGTTTTTCTTCTCGTAAGCCTGCCATTCTTTATCAACGACAGTAAACTGCTTATTAGCCAGTTCCAGTTTTTTCTCTGCAATGTAGAATGCCTTTCTAGCCACCCTAGTTGCCTCAAAATTATCATGCCATTTGGTCACAATCTGATCTAACTCAGGATTAGATTTAGCGTGATAACCTTTTTTTGTCATGCGTAAAACTTTCATAATTACTTCCTTAATCATTGGTATTTTCATCCATCCACCTGTAAAAGTAATCGCTGTATTGACTACTAGACATTTCTTGCACTTCATCAAATGTGCAGTCACTTGCTTTCTTATCACCAATTGATGCCATATAATCATCGGCCTTTTCTTCATTTTTGCCTACAATGTAATTTCCAATTCTGCTCATGTTATGCTCCGTTTTATTATTAACCTACAACTAATTATACACAGTCATGTGTCTTATGCAACACCTTATTGTATAGATAAACAATTAAAGTGTAATTAATTCTTTAATAAGATGGGCTGGCAGTCATTGCGGTGTGACGTTCTTTAGCCAGTTTGTAACGCTTGTAATCAGCCAGTGATTGTTCCCTGCCACCACGCTTGTCAGCTTCATAGATCATCATTACAACCTTGTCTGTTTCTATCGTAGCGCGTTGACTGCTTGTTGGCCCTACACGTTCAAATGGCTCATTCTCAACTAAGCCACGATTTCTTAGGTCTTGCATTATTGAAGCGTAAGAACATAAGTAGCGACAGTGAAGTAACATAACTCCACCATTACCTTCTTTGATGTGGAACCTATCATCACCACCGCAACATGGGCATGGGCCTTTATACTCACCACCCATCTTTTTTAAACCTAATCCTTCTGCAATATATGGTATGTTCATAATTGCTCACCATGCTTTAGTAAGCGGTACGGGCCTGTACTTAGGTCAGATGATATTTGCTTTAAGATCAAATCAGCAATCATCTTTTCGCTGTCAACCACTTTCATTAGATCATCCAAGCCTTTAACTTCTTCCTTAACCAGCTTATTAACAACCTGCTGCAATGTACCCCAGTACGTTTTCTTCTCAATTGTTTCGTACTTGCCTGTTTTCTCTGTAATCTTACTAGAGGTATGGCTTTGGATTAATATCCAATTATTTGCTTCTGCTTCGATGTGATAGTTGTTTGAAAATTTCATGCTGCGTTGCTCCGTTTTGCGTACCTTATCTGGGTACTTGTTATGTATTTTCTTGTTTCGTCAGATATTCCATTGGAAAGCATCTGAGGTTTAATCATGTTAGGCCATACACCGTAACGCTCACGGTACTTGTGACTAGCCCAACTAGGCTTATAGCCCTTACTACGAGTGTACAACAATAACTCTGAATAGAAAACACTTTTGTCTTGCTTTGTGTCTTTTTTGTTTCTTTGTTCTGGGGTTAATCGTTGTAGAATTTCGTCTGTAGTTTCTAGCTGTTCAGTCAATGGTATCTCGTAACCACACTTGCAGCGTAGGCCAACCATCTGCTGTGTACACTGTGGGCATTCTTTAACCTTTGATTCTTTTTTCTTTTTAACTAGCTTCTTTTCGTTAAACTTCTGAATACCATCGTCTAATGATTCTGGAATAATATCCTCTGCAAATCCATGACGTTCTACGTTGCCAGCATGGTCTAGGTAAATGGCTTTGTCTTTACCTTCTGCTGTACGCATAATACGGCCTGCGCGTTGAACAAAAGTAATCAATGACTTGGTTGGAAAGCAATCAATTAAGCACGATACGGTAGGTTCATCATAGCCAGTGTTTAACAATCGGCTGCATGACAGAATCTTAAACTCGCCCCTAGTGTGGGCAGCGTAAATAATGTCTCGCTCGTCTGCGTCCATGTATCCGTCAATATGTTCTGCTGTAATGCCAGCGTTATTGAATGTCTCAACCAAGTGCTTGCTGTGTTTGATGCTAGGTGCAAAGGCAATAGTCTGACCGTTTTCACCATGCTCAAGCCAGTTCCGTACAATGTCACCCACCAAACCTGTATCATCCTCTGTAGCTGCTGCTAAACTAGCTGGATCATAATCACTGCCACCAGTAGATAGCTGCTTTGTTTTAATTCCTTTTAGTGCCACCTTGCGTCCACCATAGTAGTCTACAGGGCATAAGTAGCCTTGCTCTAATAACTCGCGTGGTGTAATCGGTACAATAAGATCATCGTAGTGCTGACCTAAACCTTTAGAATATGGGGTAGCAGATAAGCCAATGAACGGCACGTTATTATAGCTATCCATGATCTTGCCTAGACTAGCGTAGTGCGTATGGCATTCATCAACTATAGCTAGATCAAACTCAGGTATGCGCTTTCTTCTGGCTAGTGTCTGGGTGCTGGCTATTTGTATTGGTGCTGCATAATTGGTTAATTCGTGATTACCTTGAATTACTCCAAAGTTCATACCAGCACTACTAAACGCTTCTAGGCTCTGCTGAATTAATTTGATACGGTCACAGATAAAGATACTTCTTTTGCCTTTAGCTGCTGCTGATTGAAGTAGGTACGCTGCTGTAATGGTTTTACCAAATGAGCATGGCGCGGCTAGGATGGGACGCTTGTTACCTTTTCGTAACGAGGTGCGTAGCATATCAATAGCGCGTTCTTGATGTGGCCTTAAATTCATCATTTGAAAGCCCTTAATTTATTTTGATCTAAAGCATAAAGATCGCCATGACCTAGATCAATTATATTCTCTGGCTTTAGAAGTTCTTTAGCATTGCACCATCCAGCCGCTTCGTATGTTGGAAACTCACCAACGACCAAAACATAAATATCACAATCTTCAACTTTTTTCTTCATGCTGGCTAACATTCTGCCAGATGGGTATCTTGTCGTCTTAACGTCTACGCGGCTACCTTTAGGCGTTTTCAAATCATACTTTGGAAGGTCTTGATAATTAGTTTCTGTGTCTGGGTATACATTGAACATTTTACACACAACCATTTCACCAGATATACCTTCAAGGTCAACTTGCTTATTAGTCTGTGCGCCTGCCTTACCGTCTGGCCTACCTTTAGACCTGTTATCTTCATAACGCTTTCTGGCTATGAATGTTGCTAGCCTCTGCTCTGCTTCGTTTAATGTTATTTTCATTATTATTGCTCCACTTTTTTTAGGCATAGTAGTCATTTAGATGGTTTGGGATACCTAGTAGTTTTTACCAGTAGCCTTTACCAACGATATGCTATTTGCTAATCCACTCACCACAATTTACATAAACCGTTTATCATCCGTGATTGGCTGGTCTGCCCCCTATTGTGTATCCGCTAACTATGTTTGTACCTTGGCATTGCTGCTGCTTCGGTCAGTCCCATCAATCCTGTGCGGTAAGTGCTATCCCAGTTTAAAGTCTTGGTGACATAAGAGTTGTTTTTTCTAGTGGCAACGCTGTAGAAACCCACATTATTAATGTCGGATTCAAGCTGCGAAATGTCGGAAAGGTCTTGTAACGTCCAAACACGTTTGATAAACTACTTTTGTGTTGGCGCTGGTTCTTCCTACAATCTCGCTGGCTCGAATGACGCTTCAACGTCTTCACCAACACATCCATTCTATAGACGGGCTTACTTAATTGCAAGCCCGTCTTTTTTTTCTAAAGAATAAAGGCTGTAACTACTGCCCCAAACATACCACCAGCAAAGCCAGTAAAGAACATAAGCCAATACTTCTGGTCATGCTCAACTAACTCAACTACGGCCTGCTTCTTAGCTTTCGCTTTACGCGGCTGCTTTACTACTGCTGGCCCGATAGCTGGTGATGGGCCAAAGTTTTCTAGCTTAAACGGTACAGTCTTTAAACTAACTCGCGTCTTGCTAATGTTTATCTCAACCGCTTTAACGCTTCTACCTAGCTTTTTAGCTATCCAATCATGGGATTTTCCTTTTGCGAAATAATCCCAAGCGAATTGGCTATCTTCTTTTGACCAAGGTTGATGCTGCTGGTTTTCTTTTTTAATCATGGGTAATGCTCCGTTTATTAATTTAACTACGTTTAAAATTCTGAGTTATCGTCTATGTAAATTTCTAAGATTGCATCATCGTCAAGCAATTCTTTAAACGATTCTAGTAAATGCTCTTTGGCGTATTCTTTTACATCGTCATTACCTACCATTAACATTGAAATGATGTTGTCTTTAATTTCATCGTCAACTGTCTCAAGTAAGTCATGCAACGAATAGCCAGCAGCAGAACCAGTGGTGGTAATCTCATAAAACAAATCATCACGCTTGTCTGCAATTTCAGTCTCATACATATATACATCATTGGCTGGATTGTTTGCGTTCATGTTAGTTGCTCCGTTTGTTATTAATTTATTAACTTGCAAACATTATAACAGAAGTGTTTATGCTTTGCAACACCTATTTGTATTTAATTTATTCATCGTTGTGTTAAAAGGTGTTATTGATGTTTGCATTCACTACATAAGTGTGTTAAACTGTACCAGTACGTTAATAAATTGGAGCAATAATAATGAAGCAATCAGAATCAATCACAGACCTAGCCACAGCGTTATGCTTGGCACAAGCAGAAATGGGCGGTGCTATTAAAGACAGCAATAACCCTTTCTTTAAAAGTAGCTACGCTGATTTGACCAGTGTAATAAAGGTAATCAAAGAACCGTTTGCTAAATATGGTTTATCGTTTGTTCAATTACCTGTTACATCGGCTGGTGGCAATGGCATTGGTGTATCTACTATGCTCATGCACAAATCTGGTCAATGGCTGCAAAGTGAATACCTACTACCTATGGATAAGGTGACGCCACAAGGCGCAGGTTCAGCGATTACTTACGCAAGGCGTTATGCTTTGCAATCACTGGTAGGCATTCCAAGTGTCGATGATGATAGCGAATTGGCTATGTATCGCAATGAACCAGCACCAGTAGAGCCGCCACCAGCTAAACGCGTTAGTAAAAAACTAGCACAAGATGTTGTGGCGTTAGTAGTAGCCAGTGAAATATCTGGTGAAACAAGTGAACTGGTAGAAGCATTAGCAGAACTTGAAGAACATGAAAAACAAGTTATCTGGAAGCAGCTAACAGGTAAGCAACAAGAATTTGTAAGAATAACTAAGGGAATGTAACTATGAGTGACTTTGATAATAATAACCGTGGGGCTATTTGGGGAAATACTAAGAAAACCACAGATAATCACCCTGATCTAACTGGCTCCATTATGGTAGATGGTAAAGATTACTGGCTAAGTGGTTGGAAGCGCAAGGAAGGTGCTAACCCTAAATCACCAGCATTGAGTTTGAGCGTTACATTAAAAGACGTTCAACAAACACAATCACAACCAACAGCAGCGCCAAAAGCTGATAGCGGTTTTGATGAAGCAGATGATATACCGTTCTAGTCTAGTAATAAAAAAGGCCCACTTTTTTACGGTGGGCCAACTTCTTACTATACTACTGGAGCAACTGCAATATAACACATCACAGGGGAAAGGCAATGAGTATAAATACAGGAACTAGTCTAAGAGTAGCACAAGCAAAAGCTAAAATCTCTGGCTCACAATTAGCTAGGGATTTTGACGTACACCCACAACAGGTGATGCGCTGGCGTAATAATGTCGATATGAAAGTATCGTTAGCTATTAGGTTTGCACATTACTTTGAAGTTACATTAGGTGAGTTTATCGGATTTGGTGAAGATCATGGCTGATATTAAATTTACGGTCACAAGTGATAACGTAAAAGAAGAAATGAACAAGGTCTGGCAAATGGCTAATAAAGGATTAAAGAGTGGCGCACCAGTAATAGTGACACTAGGCCGTGAAGGTACAACTGATCTTCAAGAAAAATGTTACCACGCCATGATTGGAGACATAGCCAAACAAGTTGATCTGGATTATGACCGCGACACATGGAAAGCATTGCTAGTTTCTAACTTTGCTACAGAGAAGCAGCAAATGGGTTTGCCTTTGCGTAAAGGTAATAAATGGGTGTCTAGCCTGTGTGGTACGCACATGGTCTGCATACGTCCAAGCGTTAAGACATTTAACAAGGCTATCGGTAGCGAGTTTATCGAGTTTCTGCACGTTAAAGGTTCTGAATACGGTGTTGAGTTTAGCGACAAGACTTTAGCTGATTACGAGAATTTAAGAGAATCAAAGAAATGAGCAAATGGATTAATATAGAAGATAAGCACCCCAACCATAACGGCGATGTATTGTTGATTGATGAAAATGAAGAGTTTTTTATTGGCTTTATAACTAAAGGCTTGCCATTTGATGATACTGGCACAAGCATGGAAAATATAACTCATTGGCAAACTTTGCCAAAACCACCAACTTATGCCTAATGCAAAAAAGAAGTGTCGCCACTGCAAAATATACAACTTGGTTGAATCTGGCATAAAGGTTCCGCTAGGTTGGTTCTGTTCTATGGCTTGTGTGGTGCAACATGGTAAAAAGGCGGCTGTGTACGCCTCAGAGAAGCGCAAGCGCGAAAGTGATACCAAACTAAGGGCCACGCTTAAAACCGCCTCAGAATGGCGTATAGAGGCTCAAAGCGCGTTTAATGCCTACGTCAGACACAGAGACAGGCACTTATCTTGTATTAGTTGCGATTCTATGGGTGAACATCATGGTTTGGGCGGTTACTGGGACGCAGGCCACTATCGCAGCAGAGGCAGCGCAAAGCACCTTAGCTTTAATTTACACAACTGCGCTAAACAGTGTCACCGCTGCAATCGCTATTTGTCTGGTAATGTTGTTGACTATCGAATTAAGTTAGTTAAACGCATTGGGCTAGAAAAGGTGGAAGCGTTAGAAAATAACAATGCTATTGTTAAGCATGACATTAAATACCTACGCAGAATCAAACAAATCTTCAAGGCTAAACTACGCCTGTCAATAAAACTTTCCGAACAGTTCTAGAACTATCCGAGTATTTATTTAACCTTTCTTCAACAAAAGTGTTGACAGCTTAAACACAAGGGTTTACCATGCCTGTAAGTTAATAAATAAACGGAGCAACAAATGCAAACTTGGTACATTATCTCAACTACACGTTACAGCGAAAACACGCCAGAATATGGGCATGGTGATTACCCTAAACTTTCTGACAAAGTTACGCTTAGAGTAGAAGCAGAAACTAAACGCAAAGCACAGAACCTAGCTAAGAAAATTAGCCCTAAAAAGTATAGCTTTGGTGGCGTCTGTGGTAATCAAATTTTTACAACCAATGAAATGATTGAACGCCCTTGGATTGATTTAAATGGTCTAAAACTTGAGGTGTCAGAATGAACCAACCACAAAAAGAAAAGGCTGCTGCAATGCTTGAGTTTTTCACTGCTGATTTAATGGCCCAAGGAATGACAGAGCAAGCGGCATTTGTTAGAGCATTAGAAGCGGTTAACCGTTTAATTAAAAATACTAAATAGGGCTACGGCCCTTGGAGCATCACATGATTTTATTTATAGGTGATTTTGTTCGTTTACACGAATCAAAGCATTGGTTGGAAGTTACTGATATTGAGCCTTACGACATCTGTGTCTTGCAAAACAATGATCGAGTATGTGCATCGTCAGAGTATATATCGGAAGCAAAAAGTAAAAGTCAGTACGCAGAATACTCAAACTAACATCAGGGGCTACGGCCCCTTGGAGCATCACATGAAAATTGAAATTGAAATTGAAGATTTTAAAATGTTGTGGCATACATCATGCAACATTAGCCAAATGACCGCAGAAGACCTTTCTGGATTTGATTTTATAAAAGGTGACAATTTAGAATCGTTTAACTTCCTTGAAGATCATTATATGTACTGGCTAGGTGATAGCTATATAAGCGCATTATCTGCATTACAGATAGTTAAACAAAGCGGTTTTGATGCTGGCTTACTGTGGGATGATAGGCCAATTAATGGGGAAGATTTAGATGCTTGGGGCTTTTGTATTATCACCAATAAAATTAATTAATATTTATTTAACAAAAGTGTTGACGTTATAAACATAAGTGTATAAGATGGTCATAAGTTAAGTAAATAAACAAACGCAACGGAGCATGATATGAGCAATTACACAAACTGGAGTGGTTTTGAGCAGCAGCTTTTGGCAGACCTAAAATTAGTTATTAAAAACTACGGAACTGCAAGCTACCACGATCTTTTAGATGTTACAGACTTTGGTGATGTACTTTTAAAAAGAACGCTTAAAGGAGTGATTAAGCGTGGTTTTATTCAGTACCATTCTTCTGAAGATAACTTGTTTGAGCATTACACTACTACTACACCACACGCCATCAAATAATAAACAAACGGGGCTACGGCCCCAACACTGGAGCAATAAAAATGAGAAAAATTGAGAAGCAAATGAACGCAGCAGTAGCAAACAAAGATGATTTCAGCTTTGCTAATACATCGGTTAGGTATGCGCCAGAAGTAAATTCAAGTGCAATCTACTTGCATGGGCATCACATAGCCACATTTGTACACACTACAGATAGCATAGTACCTAACGCTGATACGTTCAGAGATTGGCCCACATCTACCACGCGCAGCAGATTACGCGCTTTAGGTGTTAACGCAAGCATTAAGAATTTTTCAGCAACCATTGACGGGGTGACACTATGAAAGATTATCTAACAATTTTTAGCGGCACTTTTATTGCTGGTGCTTTGCTTTTGTCGCCTTTATTACTATTAATTGGAGCATAACATTATGAAAACTTATAGAGTATTTGAATGTGAGAATTACAGGTTCACATGGGCTGGTGGTACGGTAATAAATATCATTATGATCTGTGATGATGGTCGAGAATATTTGGCAGACCGTTTAGAGTTTTTCGATGTTAGAAACGATAAGATGGTTATGGACTTATGCTTAGAGTGGCTTGAAGAGAATGATGTAATAGAAGAAGCAGCATACTACAATATTTTATAACAGGGGATTTGAAATGACTGATTTAATTTTTTCTTTGGCAAGTGCTTTTGTAATGCTGGCAATGTTTGCTTTGTTGTTATCTTGGCCCCGCTAATGAGTTTAGAACAATGCACCCATAATAAAATGGGTGTAACTAATGGGTTAAAAATGGTATAATTATGGATATTAAAAGTATAAAAAACGTAGTTATTGATGGTATTTGTTTAAACGATTATCCAGATTTTGTGGACGCTTATATTGCAAGCGCAGATGATTCTAATGGTAATCCTTTAACAGATGAACAGCTAGAAGCGTTAACCAATGACAATTCAGAGTTTGTGCAGGAAATGGCCCACGATGAAATAA